GCACCCTCTACAGACAACGATGGAGATGCTCTTCAGACAGGAACTCTTTATTTTAATACTACCACAAACTCTATGCAGGTTTATGGTTCTGGTGGATTCCAAGCAGCAGGTTCATCTGTAAACGGAACTTCATCAAGACAAACTTATACAGCCACAAGTGGACAGACTACATTTAACATAACCTATGACGCAGGTTTTGTAGACGTTTATCTTAACGGTGTAAAACTATTAGCAGGTACAGACTTTACTGCTACGTCAGGTACAGCAATTGTACTGGCATCGGGTGCAACAACAGGAGATATTGTAGACATTGTAGCTTACGGTACTTTCTCACTGTCAACCCATTATACAAAAACTGAAAGTGATGCTCGTTTTGCCCCAATAGACGATCCCATTGCTTTTGCTATTGCGTTAGGATAAGGATTCAAAAATGGCTAACACTTTTAAGAACGCAGTTAGTTCAGCAATAGGCACATCCCAGACAAGTGTTTATACTGTACCTTCTGCAACAACAACAACAGTTATAGGTATGACTGTTGCAAACATACACTCATCTGCTATTACAGTAGATGTAGTTGTAACAGATAGCTCTGCTTCTGCTAGTGTATTTGTAGTAAAGGCAGCTACTATTCCAGTAGGAGGAGCATTAGTTCCGATAGGCGGTGATCAGAAGGTAGTACTAGAGACTACTGACATATTAAAGGTTACAAGTAATACAGCTTCAAGTGCAGACGTTATAGTCTCTGTACTAGAGCAGACGTAAGGGAGAGAATAGATGCCATATATAGGAAATCAACCTGCACCAAGTAATGTTGGTAGTGACAGCATCACAGATGGTTCTATAGTTAATGCTGATATTAACGCAAGTGCAGCTATTGCTATAAGTAAACTTGACGGTGTTACATCAACTAATACAGAGTTAAACTTACTTGACGGTGTAACAGCATCGACTGCTGAACTAAATTATGTTGATGGTGTAACATCTGCAATACAAACTCAGATAGATGCTAAACAACCTTACGCAACAATTGCAGTTACTGTAGTTAACTCTGGTGGTAATAAGTATGCTCTTGACGGAACAATACAACAACTAGCTTTACTAACACCCTCAGTAACATACAGATTTGATCAATCAGATAGCAGTAACTCAGGACACCCATTACGACTAAGTACAACTTCAAACGGTAGTCATGGTGGTGGTAGTGCATTTACTACAGGTGTAACAGCAGTAGGTACTCCAGGTTCTGCAGGAGCTTATACAGAAGTTAAACTAGAACAAGATGCTCCAGATACGTTATATTACTATTGTACAAATCACAGTGGTATGGGTGGAGAGATTGACGTAAGAGCTACCGTTTCTAGTCTAAGTGATCTTAGTGTAACTGCCACAGCATCTGAATTAAATATTATGGATGGTGTAACAGCTACTACTGCTGAACTTAATATACTTGATGGTGTTACATCTACTGCTGCTGAATTAAACATACTTGATGGTGTCACCTCTACAGCCGCAGAGTTAAATATTCTTGACGGTGTAACAGCAACAACTTCTGAGTTAAATTATCTAGACATTACAACACTAGGATTAACAGCAGCATCTAAAGCTGTAACAGCAGATGCTAATGGTGTTGTAAGTTTTGATAACGGTACAATAGAAGAGTCTACAACTATAACATCAAGTTCAAATGCAGCTACAATTAACCTAAGAGATGGTAATGTATTTGAGCATGATCTAACTGAAAATGTTACGTATACATTTAGCAATCCTGCAGCGTCAGGACGTGCCTCAGCATTTATATTAAAAGTTATTCAAGACTCGTCAGCTAGAACAATAACATGGCCTGGAAGTGTAGACTGGGCATCAGCAACTGCACCTACTCTAACATCAACAAACAATGGTGTAGACGTTTTTGGTTTTCTTACTATTGATGGTGGAACTACGTACTATGGGTTTACTTTAGGCCAAGCATTAGGATAATAATATGACAGCTTCTAAATTAGTTTTAAACGCATCCTCTGGCGTAGGCGGTGCAGGTCTTGATGTAAATGAAGTGTTTAATACTTATTTGTATACTGGGTATGGAACATCTGAAACTAGTGTTGTAGATAGTGGTATTGCATTAGGTAATCTTAATGATGGAGGATCTGTTTATTTTCCTCCTTCATCAGGAGATAGTATTGACGTTACTGCTAGTGGTGATTTTTTATTTGATGGTGATTTTACTATTGAGTTCTTTTATCATGCAAATTTAAACGCTACATGGAATGATGTATTTGGTTTTGGAGCAAGTACATCTTATTATTTAGAAGTAGGTAGCAATGGTAATATTTCTACAGGCGATTTTGGATCTAGTTTAGCTACTGGCAATGGTGTAGTAGATAATAATTCTTGGAATCACATTGCTATTGTTAGAAGTGGTTCTGATACACATATTTATTGTAATGGTAATAAAGAAGATTCATCAACACAATCAGGTAATATTGGTAGTGATTCAAATTACATAAGAATAGGTAACTCAGGTGAAAATTTTACTGGTTATCTAAGTAACTTTAGAATTGTAAAAGGTACGGCTGTTTATTCTGGTAGTACTTACACAGTTCCAACATCTCAACTTACAGCAATTACAAATACAAAATTATTATTATTTCAAGGTGATACACCTTTTGTAGATAATTCTGGAACAAATAAAACAATAACTATAAACGGAACAGTAGATGTTCCAAACGCATCAGGCTTTGGCCCATTTACTAGTTCGGAATCAGGAGAAGGTGGTTTAGTTTGGATTAAACCAAGAAGTAGTGGTGGTCATTTTTTAGTAGACTCAATACAAGGGGGTTTACATATATTACAATCACACACACAGGGAGGGGTAGCTAATTACCTTGGAAACGCAAAATTTAATTCAAAAGGATTTTCTGCTACTACAAACATAAACGATGCAAAAGATTATTGTGTTTGGACATTTCGCCAAGCCCCTAAGTTTTTTGATATTGTAACGTATACTGGAAATGGAGCAACACGAACAATAAACCATGACTTAGGTTCTGATGTAGGTATGCTTATGGTTAAGAGAACAGATGCAAACGCACCTTGGGCTATTTGGCATAGACAGTTAAATGGGGGAACAAACTCAGGTCAATATTATCTGCAACTGAATACCTCAAATGCTCAAGCTTCATCTTCTCCTTATTGGAATAATACCGCCCCCACTTCTACAGGATTTACTGTATCCTCTGATGGTCATGTTAATGGAGATGGGCAAAGTTATGTGGCATATTTATTTGCACACAATAATAGTGACGGTAATTTTGGACCTAATGGTAATGAAGATATTATTAAGTGTGGGGGTTTTACAACAGACTCAAACGGAAATGCTACTGTAAACCTTGGGTTCGAGCCTCAATTTTTAATTGAAAAACAGTATAGTGGTACAAGAGATTGGCGTATGTACGATATTATGCGTGGTTGGACTGCACAACTAGGCACTGATACCAATCCAACAAACAAAGGTTATTGGTTGGAGCCAAACACAACTGATGCAGGATTAAACTGGACAGGTTCTTCACAGTTGTTGTCAAATGGTTTTAAAATAAGCGGTCAAACAGCTAATGCTGACTACATATACATGGCAATTAGACGTGGTTCACTTTCAGAGCCTACTAGTGCAACTGATGTTTTTGATCTTACATTAGGTTTAAACTCAAGTAATAATACCAAAACATTTAATAGCAGTTTTCCAGTAGACATGCACATCTACAATAGCAGAGGTGGGTCACATTCTTATGTTTTTGATAGAGTGCGTGGTAATAGTCGAATGATTAAAACTGATGCTACTACTGGAGAAACGGAGCAATTGTATAATGATCAACTTGATCATATGGATGGTATGTATACTACAACTGGTTATGATTATCGTACTTGGATGGGTTGGCATTGGAAAAGAGCACGTGGTTATTTTGATATAGTTGGTTACGAAGGTACAGGAAGCGCAAGAACTCAAACCCATAACCTTAATGCTATACCTGAAATGATGTGGGTAAAAGGCAGAAGCAATTCAGATAATTGGTCTGTTTATCATAAAGACCTTAGTGCAGGAAAACACTTGCAGTTAAATGATGCTGCTGGTGCAGGTACAAACTCAAATATGTTTACAACTACTGCACCTACTTCATCAGTTTTTTCAATTGGTAGTGATGGTGCTGTTAATGGTTCAGGTCATCACTACGTAGCCTATCTTTTTGCTACATTAGCAGGTGTGTCTAAGGTAGGAAGCTATACTGGAAACGGAAGTTCTCAAAACATAGAATGTGGTTTTTCATCAGGGGCTAGATTTATTTTAATAAAGCGATATGATTCAGCAGATGATTTTTATGTCTTTGATAGTGTAAGAGGTATTGTTGCAGGTGATGATGCTCGTATTTCTTTTAATGTTGCTCAGACTGAAGGGTCAGCAGATAGAGTTGATCCCTATAGTGGTGGTTTTGCTGTAACTTCATCAAACGGTCAGACAAACGCTAGTGGTGGAACATATATTTTTTACGCTATTGCTTAATCAAACTCATAAGAAAGGATCAATCAAATGAGTGAATATAGAGAAAGAAAAACAGGTGAAGTTAAAACACAAGGCGAATGGAGAGCAGTCTTTAAAAATATGTCTCTTCCAAAAGTATGGAACAGTAATGTCTGTGACGCAATGAACATAGACCCAGTACTGGCATCTCCTGCTGCTACAACAACAGCATATCAAGTCAGTGTGCGTGATGGTGTAGAAAAAGACAGCAAAGGTAACTGGGTTGAAAAGTATGTAGCTAAAGATATGTTTGCTGATACGACTGACGAAGATGGCAAGAAAACTACCAAAGCAGAACACGAAGCTGCGTACCAAACTACACTAGATGCGGATACTGCAGCAAGTCATCGTAGTACACGTAACAACAAACTTGCAGAGACAGATTGGACAGCTATGTCGGATGTCACTATGGCAGATAATATGAAAACCTACAGACAGGCTTTACGTGATTTGCCAACGCATAAGAACTGGCCTAATTTAGAAGATGCTGACTGGCCTACAAAGCCGTAATAAATAGAGGATAGACAACATGGGTAAACCTAGAGATTTAGCAAACGTAGTTGCTACTGGAAATATACTTGCTGACGGTGCAGTAGCTCCTGCTGAATTGACAGGTGTTACATCCACAGCAGCAGAGATAAACATACTAGATGGAGTAACAGCAACTGCAGCAGAGTTGAACTTACTTGATGGTGTAACTGCTACCACTGCAGAACTTAACCATGTTGACGGTGTTACATCTAATGTGCAGACACAGATGGACACCAAAGCTCCTGTAGCTGATCCAACGTTTACTGGTACTGCTACTGCTCCTACTGTCAATGCCTCTACAGCTTTACAGATAGGTGGTGTTGCTGTAACCGCTACGGCTGCAGAACTAAACAAGATGGACGGTGTAACAGTTAGTGCATCTGATATAAATACAGTAACAGCAAAAGCTCCTACTGCATCTCCTACATTTACTGGCGATGTAACAATACCAGATAAGATTGTACATGATGGTGATACCAATACAGCTATACGATTTGCAGACGCTGATACAGTTACTGTAGAAACAGGTGGCACAGAACGTATGCGTATTGATGACTCAGGAAGAGTTAATGTAGCAGCAACAACAGGTAATGAAAAACTTAATGTGGCAGGAGCATTAGGAGTTTCTGGTGCATCTGCTAATTTTAGTGGTGGTAACGAAAGAGCATTAGTTGATTTTACTGGAACATTGGCTAGATTTGGTCATGTTAATGGTGCATCTGGTAGTGCAAAAGATGTTTCTATTTTATCAGGTGGCGGTGAAAAATTTAGGTTTGGCTCATCAGGTCAGCTTGGCATTGGCGGTGCAACCTACGGTACATCAGGACAGGTTCTAACATCTGGTGGTGCAAGTGCTGCACCTAGTTGGGTTGACGCTAGTGGTGGTGGTTCTATAGGGCTTACTGCTTCAGGCTCTATTACAGCAGGTGATCCTGTTGGTATAAATTCTAGTGGAACAGTACAAAAACTTATCCCTCCTGCAAACAAAGTAAATATATCAAGTGGCATGGATACAGGTAATAACAGTATGCACATTACTACCATATACATAGGCAGTAATAAAGTTTTATTCTTTTGGAAAGAAGAGAGTCATCAGTATAGAGCACAAATAGGTACACTTAGCGGTAGTTCTATGTCTCTTGGAACTCTTTATACCGTTAATGATGATACAAGTTCTTCTTCTCCTTCTTATGGAAGGGCTGTATACGCCAGTAATACTGGACAAGTAATATTTTTCTACACATATGGTGGTAATTCTGACAGAGGTTATGCAAGGGCGGCTACTGTAAGTGGTACTAGTCTAAGTTTTGGAAGTGAAATCAATATTGGAAACAATAATGCTCTCTACATGGGTGCTATGGGGTGGGATGCTAGTGCACAGAGAGCAATTCTTGTATACAGATATAACAATAAATGTACTTACTCCCTTGTAAGTGTTAGCGGCAATACTTTAACAGTGCAACAAGACCTTCAAGATGTTGGTGATGGATCAAATGTAACAAATGGAACTCGAGTAGTTTACGACAGCACAGCACAAAAAACTATAGTGTTTTATCCTGATCCCTCAAATAACAAACTTAAAATTGTGTGTATGGATGTTGGAAGTAGCAGTGTAACTCAAGGAACTCAAGTTGCTAGATCAAGTGATAGATACTTTGGTGATCAAAGGCTTGGAGCAGCATTTGTCCCTGGAATTAATAAAGTAGGATATGCTTATATTGTAAATGGCAGTAGTAGCGATGTGCCACATACAATTAGAGCAGGAACTATTACCCTTAGTGGCACGACTATTACAGTAAATGAAAATCAAGTATTAGATCATGATAACATAAATGATTACACTTATCTTGAATATAGTGTGGATAATAACGGAAAAGTCTTAATTACTTACGATGATAATGATGGCTCTCTGGATGATAAAATAAGAGCAATTATAGGTTCTTATTCAGGCAACACTTTTTCTTCAGTAAAAGCAGACTTTACCTTAATTGAAGGTCTAATTCTTGCAGGTCCAATGAGCCAATGTTTTACCGATAGTACAAACAATAAATTTGTTCATTTTGCACATCAATCAACAGGACAAGCAGCAACTGATCGGGGATATGTAGCCAATGTTATAGGTGGTTTTGATGATTTAATTTCGTTTGATAACTGGATAGGTTTAGCCTCCCAAAGCGTTTCTGATGGAGCTTCAGTAGATGTTACTGTGCAAGGCGGTTTAAACGAAAATCAAAGTAGTTTAGATGTTGGTCAAAAATATTATATCCAAGATGATGGTACAATTGGAACTACCTTAAAGGAAAATAGAGAAATTGGGATAGCAACTGCTGCAACTAAAGTGTTTTTAACAAACGGTAGTATACTAATAGGTCCAACAGGATATAATGCTAACTAATGAACAACATTACACTCACAATAGAACAGATAGAAGAGATGCTAGACAAAGCAGCTAGGCGTGGTGCTAAAGAGGCACTACGTTCTATTGGGTTACTTGATGATGACGCACAAAAAGATATTATAGAAATGAGAAGTTTACTAGAGGCGTGGCGTGACACACGTAAGTCTGTCTGGTCAACTGTAGTTAAAGTAACCACTGTCGCATTGCTGACATTTATTGCAGGTGCAGTGTGGATGACAATGGGTAAGTAAGGAATAGAGTATGTCTAATACAGAAAAAGAATACTTAAAAGCATCTGGTCTTTTGAAACAACAGGCTTCTGCAAAAGCTAAAGAGATAGCACAAAAAATGGCTGATAAACAGCCTAGTGATAGGCAGCTAGAAAAAGAAAGAGAAGCAGCAGCTGCGGCAGAAGCTAGAGATGAACAATTGATGTCTGGAGATTTTGATCAAGCTACTTCAAGCACTCCTATTCTTTATAACAACGGACAAGCAGGTACACAGTCAGATCTTCAAAGATTTGATGACGGTAAAGGATACGCTGTTTATGACAGTTTTACAGATGCTGATGGCAATCGATACGTAGCTGTGTCTGGTAAAAACTCTAGCTTTATAGAAAAAATAAACACTGATGGAACTGTTGAAAGAATTGAGAATGTTTCTAAAAGTTCTTTTAAAAAGAGAAAGTCAGGTGGAGAAAGGAATAAACATGTAAACAGAGTCGTTGGTGCGCTTGACAGATTAAAAGAAGGTTTGTCTACTACTGCTGACACTAGCACTGACACTGACACAGCTACTACCACTACTACTCAAACAGCAGAAGAAATAGCAGTATCAAATTTAGCTGATGCAGTATATCTTTCTAGTGTTACAGGTGTTTCAACAGAGACTATGAACGAGCTAAAGATAGCTGCAGGTCTTACAGAAGATACACCTATTAGCTCTTCAGGAACAGGAGAAGTAGGAGAGCAAAGCGTTCAAGCTTTACTTGAAAAATACGGATACAATATAGGAAACCAAGGAACATTTTATGAGAACTCTACTTTAGGTGGTCCTAAAGATGCAGGGGCAAAAGCTTATCTTGGTGTTTATAAACAAGCTCTACTATATGGATATTTAGAAACTACACCAGATAATCTTACTAGTTTTGCAGGTAGAATTGATGGTGACACTGGTCGAGAACACAGGTTCATGGTTAATGATAACCTTGCTAACCAAGTTCTTATTAGAGATCTTTTAAAAGAATCAGGTGAAGAAAGTATAGCAAATAAACCAGTGGGTGACTTTGATGGTATCTACGATAAAAAGTATTTAGATCAAGAACAGTCTATAAATCAACAGTATCAAGGGATTAGAGGGGAAGGTCAAAAACCTTTTTCTGTATCCGGTGATTTATACAACTCTTTACAATGGGCTAAAATATTAAAACTGATAATAGATACTGATGATGACGTTGAAACATCTCTTAATCAAACTGCTCAAATAGATATTGCTCAAGATCCCACAGCACCTACAGGGCAGACTGGTAGCTTCTTTACTCCAAACGCTACTGGTTTCATCTCAACACCACTATCAGAAACAAGCAATTTAGGAACTTCAACTCCTGCCATGTCAGGTGTAACTCAACAAGAAATACCTACATTTGAACAAGGTCTAGAAAACCAAGAAGATAGTTTTATTGCTAGATCAAATCTACAGCAACAGTTCTACCAACCCCAAACTCCACAAGAGCAGTTTAATCAAGGACAAGCTCCTTCTTTTGAAATGAGGCTATACAGAAATAGTTTTGGTATGACTATGTATATCCAACATATTAACGGTAAACCAACTCAGCCTATTCCTGCAGGATACTACCTAGTTCCTAAGACTGCTACTACACAGACTGCACAGACTACACAGCAACAGCAAGGTCAGACCCAAGGACAAGTTCAAGGTCAGTACCAAGGTGGTATGATACAAAGCTATGCTCCAGGTGGTGTTGTTGTTCAGGATGGTACACAGTTTAAGATACAGTATCCTGATGGTACTTTCTCACAAATGTATGCAACACTAGCAGAAGCTAACGCAGCAAATGTAGATATAAGCCCAATTGTTGATCCTGCTCCTATGCCTCCCATAACAGCAGACATAAATCAGAGTGGTATAAATACTCAGCAAGAAGTAACAAAAGAAGATTTAGGTCAGTTTCAAAGAAACCTTATTGCTCAGGCTTACGGAGCACCTCAAGGTGCAGTGGCTGCAGCACCAACATCTTACATAGATCCTAACACTTACGGATCTGTGATAGAAGCTACTGCAGGTCAGTCACTAGGCGTAGCTCCTATTGTACGCAGAGATGAAGTAGCGCAAATGGGTACTGGCGTAGTAGCTGATGCACCCACAGAAAAAAGAGCAGCAGACATTAACGCTGTTAAAACACAGACTGGTATAACTTCAGCTACTGCAACAATGAGTGCTGCCAATCTGGATCAACCTTCTGACACTATTACTGCTCAACAACAAAATACTTCTGGTGTTTCTGGTTTAGCAGGGGTAACGAGTTCTGCTCTTAACGTTGAAAATGCTCCTACTCGTGAATTACGCACAGGTCCAAACGGAGAGCTTGTTGTTGGTACTGGTGTTGACCAAGGAAAAGTATCAGCAACATTTGGAACTGGTGAAATACAAGCCGCTACGGTGCAAGACGAACTAGCTTCTTTGATGCAACAGTTTGAGGGTGGTAACACACCTGCTTGGGCTGCAGGATCTATGAGAAGAGCTACAGCAGTCCTAGCAGAACGTGGTCTTGGTGCTTCATCTCTTGCAGGACAAGCTATTGTACAGGCTGCTATGGAAGCCGCATTACCTATTGCTCAAATAGATGCAGGTAACAAACAGCAGGTGGCTCTGTTTAAAGCTGAACAACGTGCTAAGTTCTTAGGCATTGAGTTTGATCAAGCTTTCCAAGCTAAAGTAAAAAATGCTACTACTGTATCTGAGATTGCTAACATGCAGTTTAGTGCGGATCAACAGATAGCCTTAGAAAATTCTAGGGCTGCAAACACTATGCAACTTCAGAACCTATCTAACAGGCAAGCCGTAGTTATGGCTGAGGCTGCTGCCATATCACAGCTTGACATATCTAACCTTAACAACAGACAGCAAGCACAAGTACAAAACGCTCAAAACTTTTTACAAGTTGACATGGCTAACTTGTCTAACGATCAACAATCAGCTTTGTTTAAACAACAATCACTAATTAATTCAATACTATCTGATGCTGCTGCTGAGAACGCAGTCAACCAGTTTAATTCTACATCTGAGAACCAAGCAAACCAGTTCTTTTCTAACCTCAAAGCTTCAGTCAATCAGTTCAATGCTGCCCAACTCAACGCAATGCAACAGTTTAACGCTGACGAAGTAAACACGTTGCTAGAGTTTAATGCTGAGTTACAGGATGTAAGAGAAAGGTTTAACGCTCAGAACTATCTTGCTGTAGCGCAAGCAAATGCTCAGTGGAGACAGAACATTGCAACCATAAATTCTGCTGCAGCAAACGAGGCTAACATGGCTTATGCTCAGAACGTAAATGGGTTGACTATGAGGGCGTTAGATGAGATATGGATGAGAGAAAGAGATGTTCTTTCAATGGCCTTTCAGATCTCAGAGAACAACGCTCAAAGAGCTAATGCTGTTGTTCTTGAAAAGTTACAGATAGAAGGTGTCAAAGAAGCAGCAAAGTTAGAAGCTGACATACAAGCAGCAGCAAATTCAGGTGATTTCTTAAAAGAAGTATTTAAAAGTATAGTAGGGATAGGATAATGGTTTTACGTCCAGATCAAGAAAGGACAGCATCTTCAAGACATGCTGAGATTTTAGAGAATTGGAAAGGAGCAGCACAAGCTAACAAAGCTGAGACTACCCAACGAAGTCTTATGGGAAGAAGCGAGACTAAAGCAAAAATGGAAGAAGCTAGAAGGGGTGTAAGAAACGCTTTAAAGACTAGTGCTTCTGTTGATGATTCTAAAGCGGATAAAGCTTTGGCTGAGTTCTACGGAAATTGGGATGACGATCTTGAAAAAGATTTTGATTTTAGTGACATGGACAAAGACTACGGAGAAGAAAGTATTCCTAACCGTCCTAAAGGAGCAGAATATTTTTTTGATAAAGACTTAGAAGATTTTTCTGAAACTATAAAAGAGTTAAAAGAAGATGAGAAGTTCTCTGCTAAGTTAGCATCATTATCAGAAAAGTACGGTATATCTGAACGTGAAATACTTATGGTTGGTGCTAAAGAAAGTAGTCTTATGACAAACCCTGCAGCAAAGAACATGTTTCAAATATTGGCTACACCTGCTAAAGAAGCAGGTATTGATCTCAAGAAACTAAACAAGTCTAAGAACCCAGTAGATCAGTTAAACGCTCTAGAAAAATATTTAGATCGATGGAATTACGCAGAGTATAACGGATCAGTTCCTTTAGGTCTGTTGATTGCTGCACCTTCAGCAAGAAACAAAGACAAAGATTTTGTAGTCTATAAAGAAGGAAGTAAAGAACTAGAAGCAAATCCTAAGTGGGCAGGTGAGGATGGAAATGCTACAGTAGAAAGTATTACTAAATTTTACAGAGGTGAAGCATAATGTCTGAAGTATTTAACAGGCCTATACCAGGGCAAGCCCTAACAGATGAACCAAAGAATTATCCTTGGGAAAGACCCCCAGAAATAACAGAACCTAATGAAGCAGTAAGATATCATCTTGATAGGATCTCTGATCCAGAAGTAATAGATAATATTTTCTTTGCTCTTGATATGGGTATACCAGTAAAGGTTCTCACTGATTCAATGATGACAGGTGCTGTAGGAAAAGGTGTACACGATATTGATAAGAGTTTGTTAATTGAACGTGTAGTCCGTAAAGCAGTAATGAAAATGGCTGACGCTGCAGGTGTAGAGTACAGAGAAACTTTTGATAAAGAAGAACTATCAGCAACAGAAAAAGCTGCTATGTTGGTAAGGGCTGTTGACAAAACTCCTGAAGAAGAACGTGATAAAGGTTTTGAACTTTTAAAAGAGATAAGTGAAACAGCAACATCAGAAGCAGAACCTAGCAAAGAACCTGGTGAAGAATCTGATATGATGGATGATGATGTTGTTGAAGATACACCTAAAGGTCTGATGGCGAGGTAATAAGATGGGTTTTTTTGGTAGGGTTACTGCAGGTGCTTTCCTTGGCGGTCTAGCTGAGGACATGAAAGAAAACAGGCAGTACGCAAGAGAGAAAAAAGATAAAATAAAAGAATATCTTACTCAACGTGGTATTGAACGTAGACAAGAAGTAAATAAGTTTCGTGATTTACTTGAGAGATCTGTTGATTATTTACAGTCTAAAGACTTAGACAACAGAACTATTAATGCTTTGCTTACCGACAACCCAAGAGAACTTTTGAGACTTGCTAAAGCTGCACAAACAGCAGAGGAAGAGGGTAGACTTTCAAGTAACATTCTTAAACAAGCTGTTGAAGTTGCTTCAGATTTTGAAGGGGGAGATATAAATCCGTCAGAGTTAATTAAGAAAGCTACTCCTTACTTTGTTAAAGGAGATATGGGAGAAAGGCCAGAGCAGGTTGAGCAGAACTTACTACAAAAATTGTTTGGTGAAAAATCATCACAAGATATTATGTATGATGCCTATGGTGAAAGTATCTTTGGTGACGTAACTGGTGCTGACGTTTTTGCTAGTATGTCTGCCGCACCTATAAAAGGGAGAAAGGAAGATTCAAGAACTAAGGTTGATCTTGGAAAACTATCTGGAACTGGGGGATTTGATCGTGATTTGTTAGAGGACGCAAGGGATAGATTATATACAGAGTATGCAGCCTGGGCAGATAATCAACTTGCAAGAATACCTAGCTTAAAAGAAGACGCAACTGATCCACAAATTAAGAAAGATCTTCAAGACCAGTTTGACGCAATTAAAAAAATAACTACAGCTTATGAAAGCACTAGAGAGGCTTTTCAGTTCTATTATGATTTAATGAAATTATATCCAGATATTGCTCAAAATTACTTTTCAAATAGACCAACATATAGAGCCGCACTTTCAGACCCTAATTATTTTTTAGATGGAACGGTTGAACTTTTTGAGGATACACAAGAATAATGAGTACTTTTCAAGAACGTCAAAAAAGAATAGATGAATACTTCCAGGGAGGTGGAGGTATGGGAAGACCCCCTGAAATACAAAAGCAGGAGGGTCTTTCTCTTATTGAAACTTTATCTATTGATGACAACTACAGCATTATTAAAGATTATATGTCTGATCGATTCGGTATGGAAGACACTGAGTACGACAAAAGAGAAATCATTGACTCTTACATAAATCAAATGAGGAAGTTTAACGCAGGTCAATCTGTTGTTGCTGTTACTGAGTTGACACATCTTAACTCAGGGGAAGGTGACAAGCTTGATGCTAGACGTGCAAAGGCTGCTAAAGCCTACGAATTGTTTGATAGTCTTGGAGGTGCTTTCAGTAAGGACAGGACAGTGGGGGAGAAGCTAGATGCTGTAGGTGACTATGCGAGAGCACTTATAGTTGACCCACTAAACTTAGTGTCTCTTGGCGCAGGTAAGTTGTTTGCTGCAGGTGCTGCTAGAGGAGCAGTGCAAGGATCAAAAAAATTAGCTTTAATAGGAGCAAAAGATTTAGCTTTTAGAGCAGGTAGACTAGCGGCTAACAACGCTGCTAAACAAGGATTAAAGAAGTCTGTTGTTGAAAGAGTTCAAAGAGAAGCAACACAAAAAGCTTTTCAAGAAGCTCTAAAAAAATCAAAAAGAAAAGTAATACTAGATAAAGCAGACAGAAAAGCGGTACTTGGTAGCCTTGGGTTTGATATACTTGCTGCAGGTGGTGTAGATTATACTCAACAAAAATCTGAAGTTACTTCAGGGTTTAAAGATGAGTTAGACTTTTTTCAGACAGGGTTATCGGCTTTAACAACTGGTATTGTTGGTGGTGGTCTTGCACAAGCAGGTTTTGTATACAGTAAAAAACTAAATAAGAATATACCTCTTGCCTCAATTGAGTTAGACAGATCTTCTCAAATTCAAAAAAGTTTAGATGATAGCTTAAACAAGTTAAGTAAGAAAGACAGAAAAAAAATACTTGCTAGTGCAGACGTAAATAAAGCTTTACTTCAACTTAAAGAAAACACTAGTAAGTGGGCGCAGAAAGTTGCAGATGGTAAAGAGTTAGCTAAAGTTTCTGACGATCCTAAAGCTTCTATTGATTATGATACTGAGTTTGCTGTTATGTTCTTTAACGGTAAGAAGGACGTTCAACTAGAAAGAGCAGACGCTGCAGGGTTTGAAGGTCTTGTTCAAATACTAGCAAAAGCAGGTTATAAAAAACCACCTGATATGAGATTTACACATTTTTTAGGAGAGGCTTTTGAAGATCTGTCAAAAGAAAACAAGGATATTGTTCTTGATGCTTACGATATTTTAAAGCAGTCCTCTGATCAATTAAAAGATTTTAACTTTGAAGAGTTTATAAAGTTAGATGCGGCTGCAACTTCTAAAGCAGGTCAGATACTTCAGATTAAATCTCAGGGTCAGCAACTAATGAACAAGCTTGGTCTGGATGAGCCAACACCAGAACAAATAGCAAAAGCCGTAACAGATCCTGTTGATCAAAGCACTTTTAAAAAATTTGTAGGTAAGGCAGTAGACTTTCAAAGCCTTCTTATAAGATCAATTGTTACTCATCCAGGAACAACAGGGTTAAACGTTATAGGTTGGAAAGCTGCTACTGTAAATCAGAGCCTTTCGGATATGTTAAGGGCGGCTTTGTATAGCGGAAATGCTTTGGCTAAAATTGTTAGTGGTGATGCAGAGAACGCTGTTAAATATAAAAAATTAGCTGTGTCTATGATGGATCTTCAAAGACAGAAGGTCAGAAACATGGTTGATCCTTACGGAACAAAGGACACAATTCTAGATTTTTTAGCTGTAAGACCAGAGGCACAAAAAGAATTATTTAGGTATATTAATGGTGGTGTTGAAGTCAAAGGCATACTTGACGAATTTGAGTTAAACCCTGCCAACATTAAAACGAAGACTGGGTTTCAAAGATATAACGAGTTGTTTGAACTTTTGTACGCTGTTAAAGCTCAAGACTTTCTTACAAAGACTCAAGAGTTTGCATATGCAATAGACAAACAAGTAAGAATAAAATACGGAAAAACTTTTTCGGAGTTTTTGCAAGATGATGAACTGGTAAAGTATCTATCACAACCTGGGACAGACATGTTTAACGAGTTTGCAGAGCTAGAAGCTAGAGCAATTCAAGATGCTTTGCGTAATACCTTCTCAAAGAAGTATGGTGGTAATGATGGATACTTACAATTTGTAGCCAAAGGAATAGAGGAAGTAAGACAAGTTCCAGGTATAGGTGCTCTTGCACCCTTTGGGCAGTTCTGGAATAACAGTGTAGCTTTTATGCTTGATCATTCTGGTATAAGTCTTGCTAACAAATACGTAGTAAGAGCAGGTGGAGAAGCAGCACAAAAGAGAGACACTTTAGATCTTATTACTAAATCAGCAATAGGATATGGTGCTCTTACTTTAGGAACAATAAGCCAGATAAAGAACCTAGAAGAGGGTCTTGCTTGGTACGAAGACAGAGATGACTCTGGTGCTGTAAGAAGTTATCTTTATGATTATCCAAGAAATGTTCCAATGCTTTTAGGTAGGATGTTTGCACATAAAATAAGAGATGATGAAATACCCCTAGACTTAAAAAAAGCTTTTATTGACAACTTTGGTATACGTGCTCTTACAAGAGATCTTGGTGACTCATACGGAGCTATCGCAAAAGGAATTGATTTAGCTTTTGAAAATCAAGATGAAGAATTTATTTCTATAGTTGCAAGAGGTGTAGGTGAAGTTGCATCACAATACATATCTGGTTTTAGTAGAAGATTTGAGCCAGTTAATCAAACACTTGCTATGGCGAGGGGAGAAGACTACGAAGTAGTAGATAAAAAGCAAGGGGTCAGATGGATTAACGACTCTTTAAGATACACAGATGAAATTTTTGATTGGGTGCTTAGTCTTGCAGATGCTGAGGAAGCAAGAGAAATAATAGGTAAAGGTGGTAAAGACAAAAAAGAAAAAGCTTTGTCAGACGAACCTATGCCTGTACCTATAGGAAAAATTGTAGGGTATCGAGAAGTTCAACCTTCCTCAACAATTGAAAAACTTTTTAACGATATTGGTAGACCTAACTGGAGTACAGGAATAAGAAACAAATCTCCTGAAGCTATCAATCATTACAATAAATATGTAAGACCTCAGATAGAAATGTTAGCTGATGTTGTTCTTTATAATAATGATTGGGATAGCATGTCTCTAAAAGAAAAACAAAACGCTGTTAAAGCTATCTTGAGAGTAGCTAACTCAAACACTAAAAAATCACTTAAAAAATCTTTAGACCCAGATGAAAAGAAAACAAGTCTTATCTTTTCTATAAAAGGTGCAAGCTCAAAACAAAGTTTAAGAAAAGCTTTGGAATACTTTGACGTTTCTGAAAAAGATTTGTTTGATCTAGACGTAAACCAACTTTACATGCTTGAAGACATGGTAAAAAGATTTGAGAAAGATATTAGAGGAACAGGAAAAAGGTTGGGGATAGAATAAAAAAACCCCCAGACTTAACTGAGGGTTTTAGTTTAAGAAGATTTATCTCTACTCTTTTTATAGTCAAGCATAAGCTTTGAATAATTATATGCTTGGCTTACAATCTCTTCTGATCGTAGATACTTTCCAGATCCTAGCAAACCCGACAGTGCAGCACCTGCAAAGTAATCCCTACTTGGTATATCACCAGTAGGAATATCTTCTTTCATAAACTCTTGAGCTTCTTGTTCAAGGGTTTTTTTATTTTTGTTACTCATTTTCTTCTTCTGCTCTTTCTATTAAGAACTCTATGTTTTGAGCAGCTTTACGCAGGTCTTGTATACCCCCTTTACTTTTCCAACGAGACACGTACTTCACAACATTACCTTCACAAAAATCTAATTCGTTTGCTAGGATATAATCAATAGGTTCTATTGCAAGGTTTTGGTAATGTGTACCACCAACCTGTTTACGTTTGTCTATCATGGCTTTCCTTATCTATAATAATTAGTTCGGCTTCAGTGTAAGGTATATGATAGAATGTCTCTCGCCTGTCAACTCTTGCAAAGGAAGGTTTCTTAATAACATCATCAGTCATCTGACTTCCTTTTATTTTCCAAGCTTTAGTATACTCGCAGTTAAGAACGTAGAAAAACAAGTTGTCTATCTCGTCCTGATACTTTTTAATTAATCTTTGTTTTCTTCCTGGTATTCTAACTTCTTCCCATTCAGAAGGCCACCGACTATCTGGTAACAAAGTAAAACCTCGATTACCTAAGTAGTCTTCACCCCACTGTGCTTTACGTTCCACCTCATGATAGTAAGTAATACCATCTTTTATTGAAACAACATCAGCATTATAATCTTCTTCTGTTGATAATATCTCATGCCCTTCTGATTCTAAATATTTTATAAGGGCTTGCTTTGAAGGTTCGTTGACCTCGTTATAAACATCTGCTCTAAATTTTCTTCTGTACATACTGCCTCCGTTTTAGCTCGCATAGTAGAAGTTCCTGCTCATAGTCCGACATTATAGGCCAATTCCTTATTTCGTCAACAGTTCTTTTACAGGATAGGCACAAGCCATCATCACCTATCTCGCAAGCTTTTTCACAGGGGGATGGAGTGCTCCCATATCTAGGAGCAATCTCCCTGCGTACATGAGGTATACTCATTCACACTTACGCAGTCCTGTTGTAGGATCAAAGTAGCAAGCACCACCTTCATCTACAAAGTCCTGTGTCTCTTCAATTACTTCTTCTTCTACTATTTCTTCAGATGAAGAGGAGCTAAGTATTCCCATACGTTTACCTGATGATCTGAAAGTTGTACATCCAGAAGCACCACCATCATAAGCATCCATATAAATCTTTTTAAAGTCTTCCCAGGTTACATCATCACCAACATTGCAAGTCTTACTGCAAGCAGAGTCAACAAACTTTGAAGCAATATTAAGAACTTTAACGTGGTCAAATACTGACAGTTCGTTAGCTGTTTTACCTGCTACTTTAAAGACACGATAGCCGTAGTCTTCTACTCTCTCAGTTCTTTCACCGTCAAACTCTTGAATCTTTCTGTCGTAAAAAAGATTGTAAGGTGGTTCAATACCAGATGAAACGTTGTCTGCTGACAAGCTTATTGTTCCTGTCGGTGCTACAGATAGTAAGTGACTGTTACGAATACCGTACTCACTTATAAGGTTTCTGATATGATCGGGCAGCGTCTTTGCAAAGTCAGAGTCAAGGTATGCTTGGGTGAATAAAGGAAAAGCACCCTTTTCAATAGCAAGCTCAACAGAAGTTGTGTAAGCTACATCTCTTATAGCTCCCATTATCTCTTCAAGAGTTACTAAGAAACGATCACTTCCGTACTCAAATCCTAGTGCTTCTATAGCGTTGGCTACACCGGTGATACCAAGACCCATACGCCTTTTACTTTTAGCTTCTAGCTCTTGTTCTTTTAAGGGATAGGTTGCCCTGTCTACAACGTTGTCCATTGCTCTGACAACATGAGGTATGTCATTGCGAAGTTGGTTCATGTTGAACACGTACTTGCCATCATGATCTACAACGTACTTAACCAAGTTAAACGAGCCAAGAAGACACGCACCATTAGGAGGTAAGGGCTGTTCACCACAAGGGTTTGTTGCTGCTATTGTTTCACAGTAGTGTAGATTATTTTTTTTGTTAATACGATCAATAAAAAGAATACCAGGTTCTGCCCAATCCCAAGTACTTCTCATAATCTTATCCCAAAGAGCACGAGCATCGACTGTCTTACGTACCTCTCCGTTGAACACTAGATCAAAGTCAGTACCTTCTTTTACTGCTGTCATAAACTTGTCAGTAACACCAACACTAATATTAAAATCTGTGAGGGCAGTCATGTTGTTCTTAGCTGTAACAAATTCTTCAATGTCAGGATGGTCAACACGTAACACACCCATCTGTGCTCCACGTCTGTGACCTGCAGAAGCTATTGTCTTACAGACTGCATCAAAGATACCCATGAAAGATAAAGGACCAGAGGACTTTGACTCCAAAGATTTAATCATTGCACCACGAGGACGTAGGGTAGAGAAGTCGTATCCAATACCACCACCTAATCTCATTGTTTCTGCTGCACGTCTTGCAGCGTCCATGATACCGTCCATACTATCTTCAATAGTTGTAGACACAAAACAGTTGTAAGGAGTTACACGTCTTGGTGCTCCCATAGCTGACTGTACACGCCCTGCAGGGAGGAAGCGTTGATTGTATAATATTGTTCTGAAGTTGTTGAAGTGACCTTCATTATCTTTGAGAGCCTCTGCCACACGAGTCATAGCATCTTTAAATGTTTCTCCTTGGCCTCTGTATTTCTCCTCGTGAACCCACTTTGAAACTTCTAGTGTTGGTCCGTAATCCTGTTCTACATTTGGTATATTCATCTGTAATCTCCCGATCCTTTTATTGTTCCACGTTTCTCTCTGCTGTCTAGCTTCTTCATGTTTTCTTTTACAACATCATCAAGCTTTATATCTAAAAGATTTAGTATAGCTATAAAGTAAAAGAACATATCCCCTGCTTCCAGTGTGACACCCTTTTTGTCTAGGGGTGTGTCATCTCTCTTATGTTTCTTTAGCTTCTCAAAAAACTCTCCTGTCTCCCCTATCAAACCCATAGTGTTTTCTAAAAACCTTTTATCACCAGTAGTAATCATTTTGTTTTCTACCCACTCAGCATAATCATCTAAGTCAATGGGTGTGCTAGTTTCAAAGGCTTCAAAATACCCCATGTCTTCTAGGTCTTGTCGTGTTAACATTACTTCTCCTTTGCATCTATCTCAATTATTTTAACATCATCTAAATCATATATGGTGTCCTGAATCCTTTCTTCAAGACTCTTTTTTACACTATCAGAAGCAATAAAATTTGCTTCAGGATCAACATCCAATAGCATTGTCAATTCAAACAACACGAGAACCTCCAAGTTATATAGACTAAATTTTTTACGTCAATCTATTCTTTTGTCCAATCGTCAGGAATAGATTTTTCTGCGTATTGAAAGCCGTACTTCTTGCACCAATCTCCGTAAGAAGACTTAGCGCCTTTATAAAGTTTGGCTCTGCTGTTCTGGAAAACAAAACGAATATCTAATTCAGGAAATTGTTTTGCTATCTCTTTGTGCTTACGTCTATCATTAGCAACAAAACGTCCTTTTGTTTCAACGATAATACCGTTAGCTAAAACGAAGTCAGGTGTATACGTTCTGACCTTTATGTCAACCCACTTGATCTTATTTTTTTCGTATTCAAAGTCTACGTCTTTTGAACGTAGCTCTCTGGCTACATCATCCTCAAACCCTGAGCGATACCCTGCTTTTATTGCTGATGCTCTGTACTTATTCTTGGTCATGATAGGTAAAGTCTTCTGGAACATTAGGTGGTTTAACAACGTCAACCAACAAGACATCACCTGTCTTATAAACAAACCTTCTTGTCTCAGGCCAACACTTCTTATTAAACTCACACCACCCACAAGAAGGATGAAGTTTTTTGTTTGGGCTTGTTGCTGATTGAGGAACTGGTTCGTACCCTCTGTCAGGAATTACACCTGATACCATTGTCTTTGCTTGTTCTATTTCTTTTTCTTTTTGTTCTATCTCTTCAGAGAAGTCATACACATCTAAGCATATGCCACCCCCTACTTTATCAACAACAAGAAAAGCTCCGTGTGTTTTGTTCTTTACCAGTGGATCAGCCTTAGCAGCATACACGTAAGAACTAAGCTGACTGATATAACCAAAAGGATCTTGATCCCTTAAGCTACCCTCAGCAAACTTCTTGAACGAGTAAGGGGAGGCAGACTTAACATCCACTGTCATACCATCAATAACCGCATCCCTGTGACCTGCTAAGTCATTGATGATTAAACGATCCTGTTGTCCTTCAACACGGTGACCAGACGCTTCAACGATAGAGAGTACTAATTCCTCAATCATATCGCCATAGAAGAACTTAAGTAAATCTGATGGAGAAGCAGGTTTACTAGCTGCAGGTTCGTTTATCTTATACCAAAGTTTTCTTTTGCAAGGACTACCAATAGAAGAGAACGACAAATATCTTCTTGGTTTTTGTGGTGCTCTGAATCTTAAAGTAGCTGCCTTAGCTATTCTATCACCCATCTTAAGACTTATTATATGATCCCATCCGTTTAATCCTTGGATGGTTTCCTCCATGTCTTTTACGAGTGTGTCTATAGTTTTCATGGTCTTACCTTTTTATTTTTAAAAGCCCCCACCCTAAGAAACTTTACAAACAAGGATGGAGGCTAATTCTTCTAGGGAGAAAGGATATTGAAAAACCTAGAAGGGTATTGAGTCCTGTGGTTCTTGTTGGGAGGAAGACTTAGAACCTCCAGAACTCTTTGAATGATCCTGAAACATTTGACGTGGTTTGGAGTTACCACTTTCTGATTCATAGACCACATGATCTAGGACTTGAAGTCCAACCAATCGTGTACCAGTTCCCATCTTTGTGGGGTACACTTCAACTTTAACTATTCCCTTACTACCATTACCAATAAGACCTTTTTCTTGAAGATCCCAAGACTTACCAGTAACATCGGCTACAATAGGTGATCCACCCATCCAATCCTGTGCTCCAGTGTGAGGACGTGACACAGTAATTTTATGACCACCTTCTACTTCTTCAATCTTTTTCTTACACCCTGCATCAACAAGAGCTTTAGCAGTTTTCTTGTCAGTGATTACAGTAACTTTGTATTCACCATTTGTTTCTGAGTTCCATTCGTTTTGGTCACGGTTGGACTCAAATACTTTTGCCCACTCGATTGTTCCCTTAATATCCATTTGTGTTGATGGCATGTTGCCCTCCTTTTAAAGATTAATACTGTAATACATAGTGTTGTGGTAGTAGGTTGTCAATGGGTTTCAGCCCAATTTTTTCCTATGTCATATGATCCTGGCGTAGGTATCTTAAAACCTAAGTCTTCCCCAGTTTCTAACATGCAGTCAGCTTGTATCTGACCTAACCTTCTAGCTTCTTCCTCTGTTCCTGTTACCTCCACTTGATATTCGTCATGAATAAAACCAACCATTTTAAAGTTGATACCTTCTTGTCTGGCTTTGTCGTGCCACTTGAGTAGACTGTGCTTCATCAAACAAGCTTCACCGTTCTGTAGCATACCTGCCAAGGTTTTGTGTGCGTTGGGTACTGGAACTTTACGTCCATCATACCCAGTAAAATATCCTTGCTCTGCAACGTAGGGTACAAGTTGGTTCTTTAAATTATATAAACCATCAATACTCATTTCAAAACGAGTACGTGCTTGGGTTGCCGCCATCATACTTACGTTAAGTATCTGTCCTGTCTTTGCTACCCCTGCTCCAAGTAACCAAGCATAAATAAAAGTCTTTGCCATATCCCTTGTACCATTAGGAACGTTTAAAGCTTTCTTGTTTACGTTATGGATATCTGTTTCGTTTTCTTTCTTTCCTGTCATGATAGCTTGAGCATATTGATCGGCATCAAAATGTCTCCAAAGATAATCTGCTAACACTCGCAGCTGAATACCGTCAGCATCCGTACCAACTAACCAAGAGCCTGATGGTACAGTCCAACAAGCACGTAAGTGCAGATCAAATTGTTTCTTTACCTGTTCTACTGCAGTCTTTGCTTCACCATGAAACGGAGAGGATATGTTAGCAGTGTTAGGATCTTTGTGAGAACATCGTCCTGTCCATGCTCCAATGTTGTTGATGCTACCGTGTATCCTTAAATCTTCACCACACTGTCCTAGCCACTCCACCAGTGAGGAACGCCTACCTTCAAGTGTCAACCACTGGGCTAGAGCTTTTGCTCCTGTAGGTGCTGTGTCAGGAAGTGTACTAAGATTTGCCTCTGAAACTGTGTATCCATAAACATCCAAGTGAGCTTTCTTTTTGTCATAAAATTCTTGATCCATAGAAGCAATTGACTTCTTCCAAGGGTCACCAACCTTAGTTCTTGAAAACTCTATAGCAGTTTTTGTTTTGTCTACTGGCTTCCACTTGGCTTCCCACAGTGCATCAATACGATCTTTAACTGATCCAGGGTTGAAGCTAATCCAGTCAGAACAAATTAGATCTTCCCCTTCAATGTGTGTCATACCATACTTTTCTTTTGCTTTTGTGACGGTAGACATTTCAGTTCCGTCTTTCTTTAGTCGGTACTTTATCCTGTTTACTTCCGTAAGTTTAGGTGGAAAGTCTACTTGAAATTGTTCCTCTAAAGTTTTCATCTTTGTTTGTATTGAGTTAAGAAGAAACTCTGCCTTTGGTTTGTCAAAACAAAAACCGTAGTACTGAGTCCGTACCAGTTCTATCTGTACATCGTGTTCTGTTCTTAATGATTTAGTCCAATCAGAATCCCAAATAATATCATGGAAATGCTCATACAAAGAACTTGTAACCTCGATGTCTTGATACCAGTAGTCAACCATCTCAACACTGTATCTAGAAAAATCATTAAAATCTCCTTTATGTTTATCTAATCTTATACCCCAAGCTTTAAGACTGTGAGGGTACTGAGCACCCTTTGGGATAGCTATGTTATAATCTACTAACCTACTTATAATAACAGTATCAACAATCTTTCTTGGATCTATGATACCTGGTTTTAAAAGTTTGTTTAACATCGGTGCATCAAACTGTACAAAGTTGTGACCAACAATCAGGTCTGCTGATTCATACCACTTGATAGCTTCAGCCTTAGCAACTGGATCTTCATGGCAGTTATCAAACCTTTGTATTCTACCAGTGCTTAAATCTTTACCACCACAAATCCATAGCTTGTCGCTATCCTCAAGACCGTTAGTCTCTATATCACTGACAACTATTCTCATACGTTGAATACTACCTCTTCAAGTATTGTAGTCTCTGGATCATAATACACTGAACCTGAGTTACCTAACTTTGCAAAGGGTCTGTTCTTGTCAATAATAAATTGGGTGGTATTGCGTTCAGTTTCGTCTTCTGACTCAACGTTACGACTAAGTTTGATACAAATAATAGCTTCCTCTTCAAGAGAAGATGCGTACTTTGTTCGCCCATCATCGTTAACCTGAGAGATAAATACGACACCAATGTTTAACTCTTTTGCAAGCTGCGCCATCCTTGCACCAATGGTAGTTAGTGTACTAGTGGCGGCATCCACCCCAGAGTTTGACAGATAAGCCAGACGTTGAACGTGATCTATGAAGATGTACTCAGCACCGTAAACTGTGGCTGACGTTCTTACATAATCAAGAACCATCATAGGATCGTCATGCCCTTCCATGTAGAACACAACAGACTTGTCACCACCACCTAACTTTTGGGCAGCATCTATTACTTGTTGTTCTGTGAACCCATTTGCTTCTGCGTCTTCTTTAGTTCGGACATTCTTACCTAGTTCGTAGGTTGCCATGCCTCTGTAGGTTGTACCCTTCATCTCTTCCATGTGTAGCATTGCTACCTTAGTTCCTTGACGCAACAATCCTACCTCAAAGTATCTGACTAACTCAGTCTTACCCTGACCCCTGAGTGCTTTGATAAAGGTTAGTCCACCTTTAACAAGACCACGCATCTTATCATCTAAGCCAGTGTGTCCTGTTGGTACATACTCGTAGGGGTTCTCTGTTTCTATTGCTTGCTTGATTGCTAGATCACCAACAAAAAAGTTATCAGGTGAATATCTCTGAGGTTTAAATGCTGCCCACTTCAAAGCTTCAGCATCACCTTCCATCAAGAACTCGTTTGCATCCTTCCACTTGGACATAGGAACGTAGTAAAACTTTTCTGGCATCAGATTATAAAGTTTTTGTGCTGCAGCTTTACCTGTAGCATCGGACAATTCCCCTGCGTAGACCACTGTTTCAAATGAGTCTAAGTATTTATGGTTTTCTTTTATGAAAGTTTCGGACATCGATCCGCTTGGCAAAGACTTAACTGGGTAAGCACCGTCCATAACCTCGTACAAACTAGCGGCATCAAACTCACCTTCAGTAAGGTAAATTCTTTTAGAAGATCCTGCGTTAAACTCAGGACCAAATAAAGAGTTCTGACCTTTGCCCTTCCAGAAGAAACGTTTCTCGTGATAGCCACGATACTTAACAGCACCATTAGGGTACTGAAAGGCGTATCTTACTGGGGTGTTATTCTCTCCGTATTGAAGTTGAATATTAAATAGTTTTGCAGTCTTTTCTTTTAGTCCACGTATGCCATCAAACCTACCACTAATTACTTTGGTCTTGTGTAAGTCCACCTTTGGTGGTGGAGGTGGGTAGGTTGCTTCAGCCCAATCAAATTTTTTATCTGATCCAGGGTAACCTCTACCGCATGAATGACAGTGACCAACCTTCTGGTTTATGTTGTAACTAAATGCGTCACTACTTGCACAATCCTCATACGGACACGGCTGATGTGATATCTCTCCGTTATTCTTTACCACTGCTTTCATTATCAATCCTTTCTAAAAGCTTTCTTCTGGATTTCTTTGGGAAGTCTTCCATATTCCATCCGTTATTAACTTGCTCCACTGCCCAACTATAACTTATGTTAAAACATCTAGCAGCTTCAGCTATACTGTCAAAGGTTTTTCCGTATAATCTACATGATCTCCCTGGTTTTTTTATTGTTGGTGCATGTTTGATACGGATATGACAAGGTACTCCCTTTGGTTGCATTGACTTCACCACATCGGGTTCATCAAATCAAATCGTTGATACCAGTCAGCCCCTTCCAAGGCTAACCACATCAGCACAGGAACACCCAAGATTAAAAACGAACAGATAATAAATGCCCACCCCAATCCTTTTGTGGTGCAATATTGCTCACTCATTTTTTATTTATCTCCTATATTTCTGGGGGCGTATACTTCACCATTGTACTGGCTACCTGTCTCAGTATCAGTGCCAAAGTTACACCACGCTAGGATAACTAAGATCGCCATAATCCAGTAGAAGGATGTCTTTATCCACCTGATGAAACCTTCAAAAGTTTTCTTGGCTTCTATCTCTGCCAATTCGTTTGGTGCTTTTCCCTTCATTGCTGTACCTCAACTTCAAGACAAGCTACTGTCTCTGACTTGTGTGTTATCATCTTTGCAGCTTTGCTCAATTCAATCTGGCACTCTTCCAGTGTGGCGTAGTTACCTAACTGGTAGTACTCAACTGACTGTGTGCTAAACAACTGCATCCATATTAATATGTACATCATTACATTGTTTCCTTAATCTGTTTTTTCGTAAGGTCTTATCTTAGGTTTTATGTAGGACTGTACACCAGAAGTAAACGGTGTTCTCTTACAGTACATTATAATTTCTTTGCCGTAAGTGTCAGCAATAACATCATAGAGATCATCCATTACTCCATCACCCATAGCCTCATAACATCCTTGTTGGCTTGGAAAGATAACACTGGTTGACACATCTTGATCGTCAACAACATACTCAATAACGAGTAGAGTATAAAATAATTTAAGCATCGATTGTCCTTTCTTTACACATAACTATAATTATATTCGGCATCCAAAGAGTGCCATGCTCTTTCGTATTCATAATCCCAGTTAGTACCACCGTCCTCCATTTCACCTTCTGCTATAATCTTTGCCCAGTGGTCTAAACTAGGCTCGTGATTAAGTGGTAATTCATCCTGGAAATATACTTCCATGTCATTAGTACCATCTAAAACATAGGATACCATACTTCCCCCCTGTCTCTTTGCTCCATAACATCTGACAATATTCTTTTGAGGTTGTTTGCTTTCTTGTTTTCTCCCTCCCATTCTAGGTCACTTATATCTTTTTGTAGGTCTATGATATATCGTTGTATAGCAACAACCTTTTCTTTCTCGTAGTTTAAATGTCTCATTCTATATCCTTCCTATCCAATGAGATACGTCATCGTGAGGATCGTCTGTCCAAAACTTCTCCGTATAATTCATCCGCAATATTCCTCCCTGTTACTCTACTAACAGTGTTGATTGCGGCTTCTGCCCCCTTCTCAAACCCTTCATCAAAAGCATCAGCCACATCCTCGTTGTCTCTGTATCTTTTGTACAGAAACCCTGCGAGGAAAGACAACACAATCAATAGTATTGTTGTTGGCTCAGGTATGTAGATAGTCAATGGTAGTTCCTCTCATACTTTTCTTTCTTCCATTTCTGGAAATCCTTTTGAGTTAAATCGTTTTCTTCTAAGAACTCGTGGAGTTCTAATAGTCTTTCAAACAATTCAACATTTGTTACTAACACCCTTTGAAGAGTTTCTTCTTCAGTCTCTTCATTCATGGTTGCTAATGCTACCTTAAATTCTTCTTCTGTCACTATGACCTCCATTGTTACTTAAGGTAATACTACAAGTTATATTAATAATAATATTAATAACAACATAATTATAATTAACTGTAAGTAATACCTTAAGTAATAGTTGTAAGTTGTAATTTACATTTCAAGTATGGCAGATTGCCTCACCCATACAGTTGGTAGTAAGCCCAGACAAAGAAAGCAATCCAGGCTAATAAGGCTATAGCTTCACCCACCTATTATCTTTACCTCCACTGATACTCCTTTCACTCTTAAAAATTTCTTGATTAATCTATCAACCTCGTTCTTGTTTTTAGTAGAGTAAAAAGCAAAGAGGTTGTCACTGCTATCATGGATGTTGATCTGATATATCTTTGACATCAGTCTAACCTTGACCCCATCCAAGCATCCAAACCATAACTCTTTAAAACTTTGGCTGCAGCGAGAGCACCCTGTTCCTTACAGTCTATGTTCTGGAAGTAAGACTTGCTTGGGTTCCACCACTGAAATCTTTTCTCAGTCCAATCTTTTTGTAAATCCAGGGCAGCAAAGATTTTTCTTTCTTGTCTTCCTTCCTTGGTGTTGCCCTTATGCTTAGGGTCAACTGTGACCCAAGCAAACCCACAAGTGTAGGCATCCTCACCTTTAAGCACCTCGTCAATATATTTTTGAGTTGCTACTACGGCTGCTGCAAATGCTTCTAGTCTTACTTGCTTTGCGTTTTCTAATGTTACTCTCATTCTATCATCTCCTTTTGAATGATGCAGTGTACACTCCCACTGTCTGCTGATATTGAATAGAAAGATTTACTGTAGTCCACAGTGTTAATCTTGTCCTCGTTCTTAATAATTGTGATGTGTTTGATTGCTGCCCTCCTAGCTTTGAGGCTAGACCCAAAGTACCTTGTGTATCTTTCCTTGTACTCTTTTGTTTCTGGCAACCAGTCACTAATTCTTAACGTCCAAAAGTTTCTTGTTTTCATTTTTAGTTTTTCCTTTTTTACATAGTTACGTATTGGTCTGTGTTCATGGTGTAGCAAACACCTATCTCGTAGTCTACATGCCGTGAGTAAAGTTCTGCTAAAGCACCGGCCACAGCTTTAACTTTTTCATGAAGCAAATCTATTTGTTCCTCCCTGTCATCACCATATATATCCCAGTTGATAGGCACTACTGTTTCAACTTCTTTCCAGTGTTTCCATTTGTGTTTGTCTTCACTATCCTTTGGGTTAATGATCTTGTTTCTGTGGGAGTAAACATAGATTACTGCATCGTTGTAATCTCCCACCTGGATTTTGTAGGTTTTGTCTTCTATCATTTCTCAATCAATCCTTTCTTTATTGTGAATGAAAAATAGTTTGTAGTTCTAATTCTTTTTTGTGTGCTTCTTTTTCTTGCCACCTCTCGAAGTAGGGTGAGGTGTTGTCCATCTCCTTTCCTTTTAAGTACTGGTCAACATGTACCATCTCATGAATTAAAGTTATTTCAAGCTGCGGTATAGTCAATCTCTTGTTTAGCCTGATAGTAAACTCTTTGTCTTCTTCATACATACAGTCTCCACAGTAATCGTTAAACTTGGGAAGCATCCCTTCAAAGTTCAAGTGTACATCCTTAACATCTGGAAACAATTGATCCTGACAAAAGCTTACCACCTGACATATTAATGCTTCTTTTTTCTTTGAAAATTTACCAGAAAAATAAACTATCATTTGTTTAGCTCTTCATCCAATATATCTTTGAGGCTTACCATTTCTTTTGTCATGGCAATGAAAGCATCTATTGTTTCGTAGTCTACCTTGTCATACTTTTCCAGTAAGTCATTGTAGACGTACTCCCTCAAAGTCTTTTCATCTAAGCTGTCAGAGTAAACATCAACAGCCTTTACTAATTCAGTCTCTCTGTACCCCATTTTATAAATCCTCTATGAAAGCAAAGCCACCACCGTTACCCTCTGGGTCTTGGGAGAGTACAAACTTAAACAGGTCAGAACCTTTCTTCATTATAAACGTAGGCCAGTATTGATCTGGGTCATACTTACATTGCACCATACTGAATGATAATATCTGTGCTCCTCTCAGTTGTTGATATTGTTTGTTGTAAACTCCTATTTCATCTACTGTAATCATTTGCCTCTCCTCTCAATACTTTCCATATTTTACTCCAATCTCCCTTGTATGCTTTACGGTGTAACAATGCTTCTACTGTATCATCATTTAGCCTAGAATGATCCAAATCAGTAGGTAGAACCGTAATCTTTCCTTCGTGTAAGTACACTTGTATTGCCGTTGCACCTTGTTCTATTTCATCTTTCCTAATCATTTTATATCCTTTCTAAATGCTATCCCACACTTGGGTATCTTTATATATTCCCTAGTCTCAATATGTTTGAACCCCATATACTCTAGGTTATCTCTTCCTATCTCAGTACCCATGTACATGTAGTCATAGAGTAAGGCTCTCTTTGCTCCGTCAAAAGCTTCCCTTGCTTCTCTTTCTAAGTCTTCATCTTTCATTATTTTAATCCCCTTTAATCTGTTTGATCTACAAAAACCAGTTCGTAAACATCCATCATTTCACGAATTTGTTCTGGACTGTAAGCCATCATATAAAAATGGTGAGTGTCTTTTTCCCATTCAAAAAGACGGTATTCTACATAGTATCTTTTCATTGAACCAACCCTTTGAATAGGTGCTTGACTACATCCACAGTCCAACCATTGCCTAGCATCTTATACCTTTGGGTGTTGCTAACGTGGTCAGTGTATCCGTCAGGCACTGTCTGAAGTCTTTCACACTCCACTGGGGTAAGCTTTCGCCATGTTGTACCCTCGTCAAGTGTCAGGTGATTGTTGTGCTCCCATGCACTAGTGCTGATGGTGGGTGTCTTACCGTCCAAAGCTTTCAGACCACCTTTGTTAAAACCTCTGGCTCTTTGTAAGATCTTAGGGAAAGCAAGCACACTGTCTTTTTGTACAGTAGTCAGGCAACCACCCTTATCATCCTTGCGTAGTTCTAACCTAGCTACTGGTTCAATAGTTCTGTCGTAGTCTTTACGCTTACCATCTTTGTCTAGCCTACGGTTCACTATCCTAGCACCCTTCACTGCTACCTTGGGCTGAGTGTTACCACCAGTAGTGGCTAATAATGTTGGTGCTTTACCATCAACACCGTAAACCCTGCGTATGCTTTCCCTACCTTTGATATCAGTAGCAGTACCTATTACATTCATTCCAGAACCAAACACGATTTGTCTTCTACTCTTTTCAAAGTACAGCCTGACATTACTAGCACCACCACCTTTGTAGTAGCTTGCATCCAAGCAATAAGATTTGTCTCTGTCGGTGTATCCGTCCTCTAATATATCAGCTAAGACTATCCCTTTATCTTCTGGCAATCCGTCCACTGGTATGTTTGTCCAGTAAAGTCTACGCCTGTTCTGAGCAGACACTAGGTTACTGTTTATCTCAATAGGTTCTACACCCAAATAATCAGTTATTATCTGTTGAGATTGTTTGCTCATTTTAACATTCTCTAACATAAAGTATTTAGGCTTTAAGGCTTTCAACAATCGTATGTACTCAAAGAATAGTTGTGACCTAGGATCGTCAAAGTTTAATTGCTTTCCTGCAAAGCTGAACCCTTGGCAAGGTGAACCACCAATAAGCAAATCTATTTTGTGTCCGAAATCAAATTCATCTAACAAATGTTGACCGCTAGTCTTAACATTCTGGACATCACCTAGGTGCACCATGTCAGGAAAGTTTGCTTTGGCTACTTTGATTGCGAACTTATCAATCTCAGAAGCAAAATAGTTTTTAATTGGTACACCCAATTTTTTTAAGGCTATCTGTCCACACGACATGCCATCAAATAAACTTAGTACATTCATAGTATAATCCTTTCTAAAAGTGGTGGAGCCTAGAAATATGCCCCACCATCAACAATAATTATTTAGGTGCTAAACACGTTAGCCTTAGCACTAAAGTGTCGCTTAACTGTGTTGGTATCCACAGTGTATAGCTGTCCTGTTTTAAGCTTGGTGATTAACCAAGGGCGTTTAGATGCTTTGGGTCTAAACTCCGTTATGCTGTAGTCATCCCCACCTAGGTTAGCAATTTTAGATAAGTCTAATTCTTCTAGCCTAGCCATCTGTTCAGTAAGCTCTTGAACCCTAGTTTTAGCTCCGTTCTTTGTAACCTTAAGCTTGAAGGTTGCTTCCCCATCAGAATAGTTACAACTGCCTAGCTCAATTTTAATATCGTGTTTGCTAGTGTTAAATGTTGCTAACAATTCATCTAAGTCAGAACGTAAAGCTCTTAGAGTTGGTCTATCAAATTTTGTCATAGTTATACCTCCATATTTGACAAAGTGTATAGAATAGCCTGATAGGTAAACCTTGCACCATCAGGAGTTAAAGTACCTTGTAGGTTATTATTTAATTCTTTGGATGCCCTATGCAATCCAAGCTTAGATAATAGCCTATAGGTAAATTCGTATAAATTTCTATCGTTATTAATCCAAATGCTAACGTTCTGGACTTCCCAAGTGGGGTAACAATCCCTTGAAGTAAGTCTCATTTATGCCTCCCATACCAATACCATTTATTTAAGTCAGAACATATTTCCTCTAACCTGTTATTGATATCGCATAATAGTGATAGTGCTGTATCTCTTTGGTGCTCAGTAGAAAAGCTTGAACCTGCTTCCCTTTGAACCTGTTCAATTCGGTTGGCAAAATTAATTAGTTTTTGCTTATCTAAAACCAAATCATTTACGTTAAATTCAACACTCATTTTTTAATCCCTTCTAAGATTTCTAATCCCTTTTCATATGCGTCTATGCTAGAACGCATGCAACATATTTCTGTTGATACAAAGCTAGGACGTACCCCATCACCATGCTGTTTAATAAGCTTTTCAATATCGTTTTTCTTATCGGTTATCATTAGTTGAAAAGTTTCTTTTAAACCATCATACGTATATAAACCTTGCTCTAACCAGTTCTTAATCATGCTCTCCGTTAACTGTATCATTCTTTTACACCTCCATAATTAAATAAGTTATCATCCAAGCTAGTAGGCATAAAGCACTAGTTATGCCTACTGTAAGTATTAACCAAGTAACCAACATTATATGCTCACCAAATCAACACATTCAACGTGATACCTAGATACTACATCACCATTATCTAAGGATCTATTAGCTTGGTTGCCTGCTACATAATCGCACCAACTATTCCACCAATACTCCGAACCTTGTTCTTGTGTCATAGCTACATAAGCTTCTATTTTTTTGCGTCTGGTTTCTGGTTTAACATTACCAAGCTTAACCTTGCTTTCTGCCATGCCTAATCTTTTCAAGTTATGGCTATCTATACAAGCTACGTTAAACCCTAAGCATTGGGCAACAAAAGCACTCTTGACCATTCCTAGATTTGGAACTGGTAGAAATAACTCAATTGCTTTTGTGCAAGCTTCCACACTTTCAGTACCTAAGCTTTCCTTAATATGTTGGATTTTACCAAATAAGAAAGCATCATGTTTTTTGACGTACTCTAAACCTTCAGCTTTTTTACCCCAAAGAAACCTAGAGTTTGAACCTTCAAGGTTACAATCTTTTATTTGGTTTTTGCAGGTGCTTAAACCTGCTTGGATTGTTGTAAGCACAAACAATGCTACTGGTAAAACCGATTGTCGTTGCTCGCATATTTCAATAATTGCTTTTGTGTCTCTTTTATACATTTTGTTTTATTCCCTTCTTTTAAATTAATGTAAGTTTAGTTTAGCTAAAAAATTCTGTTGTTCATTTGTTATCATTATAATTGAAAACGGATGCTTTTTTAAATGTGCTTTTATTTGATCCAAGTTTGTTTGTGTTGGA